TTTTGACATTTTAGTTTTACTCCTATAACTAAAATTATACTATATTATCTAAGAAATGTCAAGAACAATTACCCGCCCTACGCCCTATCCCACGAATCAATTCGTGGGCTTTCCCCAGGATCGTAAATATCTATTAACACTCAGTAATAATCTGCTGAACCCTTCTTTCACAGATAGAATATTTAAGAGCTAATTCTTTCACAGAAAGCCCTTTCTTATAATCAATCTTTACAAGTTTATTCTTTAATGGCTTTTCTTTCTTTTTTGGTATATCAATTCTAATTCCAGGAAGGTTCTGCTGTAAACTCAGTGCTACAGATAAACCACAATGAGTCGCTACCAGTTGCATATCTGAACTTAATTCGTTAAACAGAATATTACTCTCTTCGTCAGACAATAAAACATCTGTCAATTCTTCTACCATAATTAATTATACTCCTATCTATGTTATCCATAACCCTTGACTATCGACTGTTTACTTGATTGAGTATTATAGCCTTTGAGAAGCCCCTGAGATTGACGGGGATTTCTTGTCATTACTTCTGGCATACTTGAATTATAACCTCCGAATTTATAGAAAAGTAAATATCTTAAAGCCCCTATACCATGATCATCCTTTTTTTCCCCTTCTTCAGAGTTCTTTCTTTTTTTCCAGTTCAACATTTCATTTCTCAGAAATTTACATTTCCTTGATATATAAAGTTTAGGTCTTGGAGAAGAGGAAGGTCTTAACCATTTTCTTACCAATTGAGTACTTTCATAAACTCCACATTTTACCGGAACTTCCCTTATGCCATGATCTCTCATTGTTTTTCTATCTGAAGGATTTTCAGGATCACAGCACCATACTCGAGGTTTATATTCTTTGTTCATTTTATTCCATGATCCCGTTTCACTACACAGTTCCTCCGCTGTCCTTTCGTATTCCACCAATTCATCGAAAACATAAACCGTATCAGAACTATCTATTTGAGCAAAGAGTGTAACAATGGGATTGCTAAAACCAAAGTCCTGACAGGCATCTATGGGTAAATTATAGTTAATTTGATAATCTTCCATTATATGAACATTTTCATTGTATTGCGGGAACATTCTACCTGATTTTACTGGTCTTTCACACAACCACTCACTGTCGAATGTATTACAGTCGAGAGTGGTAAATTTCTTCCAGACCTCTTCTATTTGATAATGACCATCTGACCGCTTGGCCTTGCCCTGACATTTATCTGCAAAACTCTCTTTCTTTCCTTCTTCGTTATACCGGACAATCTTTTCACATTGAGAACAATCTGAGAAGTGACATTTTCTTATTATTTCCCATATACACCAGGAATATATCTCAGTAAAGGGCATAAGGCCATCGTTAATATTGTCTATTAACTTCTGCATTGAGCCGGTAGAGATTTCACTATCTTTTCTTGTGGAGTCCAGAATAATCTGAGATTTATACATGTCGCTTGCATGGGGCATAGAGAAACCCTGTTGAAGAATATTCCACCGGATAAGGTCTGTTTCGTCAAAGAATACGATGTTAGGATGAGGGGAATTTACACCTGTGGCAGTTCCTACGACTATTTCAACCTTTGCACCATTCTTGTATCTCGAAACCTGCATTATTGAATTAATTACTTCGTTGTAGAGAAAATTCTTATTGTGAAACTCCTGAATATAACTGTAACACTTGTAAGCCTGGTCACTTATAGCCCCTACGATAGCAGACTCTATACCAGGTTTGAATTTTATGTTTAAAGCGTTGATTATAGCAATATCCTGAGTCTTACCGCTATCACGGGAGGCCAATACTACTTTATTATCTTCCCCTTTATTAAAGAACATATCTGAAATAAATTCAAAAGGGGATCTATGATGAGGGCATACTGCTTTAGTGGCTATATGAAAACCTAAAAACTCTTCTATATACCAGAGTAATTGTTCATCACTCTGAGGTTTTTGGTTCATCAATAGGAGTTTTTTCTTTTCTAACATCTCGCCAGAGTTCATCTAATTCATCCTTTGTGAGAGTAAGATTTCTTGTGTCAACTTCCAGTTTACCAAAGTGTTCTATTTCCTGTTTGTCTTTAAATTCTTCAGGGGCGATATTACTAAGATAATATTTTATAGCTGAAATATCAACGGGAACATGCTTTTTTGTTTTTCTAATTGTATGAGGTTTCATTCCTTTTGTTATCTTGAATTTACCTGTGGGTTTACCATCTTTATCTAATATTGGTTCTTTTGTTTCCTCATATTTCCCTATTACCTCCTCCTCTTCTATGAAATAGCCCTCACATTTTTTAAAAAGAAAATCTTTTACCTTTTCCACTGATTTTTCCCTTGATTGCTTTACCGATTCAGAATATTCAGGATATTTCTTCATATATTGACAGAAGGTTTCCTGCGAAATAAGAAGGTCGTTACAGACCTCTTTTGCAGTATATCCTTTCCTAAAGAGCTTTAAGGATTTTCTACGAAATTCAGGAGTAAACTTACTTACCGACATTTAATCACCTGCTTTCTACAATCTTCTCTTTATAATATTTTACTATATAATTTCTAACAATATGCCTATTAGTATTATATCTTTTCCCTATCTCTGAATAATTTAAACCTTCTTCTTTTAATTTTAACCATTGTGGTAAATTTTCTATATATTTCCTTCGATTTAAACAAATTTTTCCTTGTTTTAATCTACTTTGATTTTTTCTTTGTTCCTCTGTCCATTTTTTTCCTAAATTAGCCTTACGCCCTATACTTTTTATTCCTATTCTTTTTCTAGTTTCTTTTGAAACTTTATGGTTCATAAGGGTTTGACTAATTTTCTTTTTTACTTCTTCAGTTTTTTTATTTAATCCCTTTTCTCTTCTTGTTTTATTCATTTTTTCAACCTGTTCTCGTGGTAATTTTCTTCCTGTATTTATTATCCTATTTGCCTCACCTATTCTTTTTCTACCTTCTTCAGATGGGATACTTCTTTTTGCTTCTCTCGAAATATTATATCCACAAAAAGGATTAGTAACATTATATTTGTCCATATAATATTGTTCTCTCTCAGTTAAATCTTTTTCTTCACAATATTCTAACACTTCCCACCTGAAAGCCTCACTGCCATATTTATTAAAGGCTTTTTGAAGGTGATTATTGAAATGTTTATTTAATTGTAAATCTGAAAAATGTTGATTTTCTCTATTATAAAGATTTATAGCATGCCCAATATACATTTTCCATTCATTAACAATGATTGCATATATACCCGATTCTAATATTTTTTCTTCCATACGAGAAACCCCCTTTAAAAATTCAGGGACTCTTCCAACCTCTCCATTCTGTTTCCATTTCTGCAACAAAAGGGTAGAATGTAAGAAGTTGAAACAATCCCTAAAATAATTAAACCCCTTTTGTTGCTAAATCTAATTATAGCATATATCAGTAGGGATATAAAGGATTTTATCTATATTTGTAAATTTACTTTTCGCCATTTAATCACCTACTTTCATATATCTCCATATTCATCAGTGCTATATCAATCCATATAAATTCTTTTTAGTTCCCTTCTCAGTTCCAAGATTGGCGTTATGATTATCAAAGATTAAATCTGAAAGTTTCATTTATTTATCCCTCTTATCTATCAGCTTAAACTTATATTCTTTATTTTCTTTTGGATCATAATCGTCCCTATATTCTAAAAATCTATTCTGAAATTGACTATAATCAACGTCATGATGCCATCTGTTATATCTCCATACCACTTTTACACAGTCAGGATGATTTCTTCTTAAACTCTCTGCAAATTCCCTTCTCTTATCTCCTGTATTATAAATAGTATCGGTGTTTCCACCTTTCATTGTTAAGGTTGTTTGTTTATTAACATAAAAGGCGTTAAACAGGATAGTATTCCACCCTATTTTTAAACACCTTAAAGATAAATCCGTGTCCTCATTATACCTTCCTCTCCACCGGAACGGGATTTCATGATTAATCAGGAGATTAGAATAAATCCTTGTGTTATACTGAAAAGGAGGTTTCCCTATTTCGGGAATAACAAAATACCTATAATTCATTCCCGACAATGCAATCTTTTTAAACCTATCGGTAAAATCTTCACAAATCAAGAAAGGAAGAACAGTATTACATTTAATTCTTCTATTATTATTAAATCTAAATAATCCTGATATGTTATCATCTAAAATCCAATGTTTTTTATGTCCTTCTTTTATAGCAGTTTCAAAAACAAAATTCCTAACAGGGATTCCACCTTGACCTCTTTCGCTGAAATTTTCAGGGGCTATAATAATATTACTTTCATTTATAACTGCTGAGTATTGAGGAAATTCTTTAGGTTCTACCACAATTCTATATTCAGCGTTAAGATTCTCTAACATTTTTACAGTTTGCCGACTCTCCCATCTGCCCTTAGAAATAATAAATATAGGATATTTAGTTTTCTTCTTCTGTTTGATATTCAAGATTCTTAGAACCTCCCCAATGTTTCTTTAATGGGTACCATGTAGTTTTTATGTTTTCTTTACAATTTGCACCTTTAAAAATGCCTGTGGTTTTATATACTTCTTCCTCCAATAATCCTTTTAACTCCTCAAAATCCTCTACAGTTGCACATTTAATTACTACCATTACTTCAGGCGGTTTCCCCTCTTCATTCTCACATTCAGGCATATTGTTTTCCTGCCATAATTCATTAATCAATTCTTTTTTTGACTTTTCATCCTTCTCCAATTTCTCTAATTTTTCCACATCAGGATCATTATTAAAATTCTTATCAAAATAATCAAATTTAATATCAGGGATTTGAATTTCCTGTAGAAGCTCAGATAAGTCAAGTCCTTCTAATTCAAAAAACTCATACAGGCCGTCTCTGTCAACTTTTGCATAAATAGAGGAATATATTAAAAGATATTTACTTGCCTCTTTTCTTGTTTTACATTGAATAAAGTTTGCAGGGAAAGTATCAGGAACAGAATAACCTTCCTGCTCTAAATTAAAGAGAAGTTTTACTCTGTGATGTCCATCAAGTAAGTATATCTCCTTTTTGTCCTGCCATACATTAAAAGTTTGGATAAAATTGTTTTCAAGCAAACTCTTCTTTAACTTCTCATATTCAGGTTTTCCTATGTCCTTAAGATTTTCTGATTGGAGGAACTTTAGCTCTCTCCATTTTACCGGTTCGGTTTTTACTACTTTATTTGTAATTGTTTTCTGCACTTCCCATCACTTCTTTCTTTAAATTCCATTTTTGTCTTTTCTATCTCTTCTTTAAAATTACTATCTCTTTTCCTCTCAGAATAAAGTAAATCCTCTGAAATGTCAAGAATAATACAGGTTTGCATGATATTATACCCTTTGATGTAGAAGTTTCTTCACATTCAACCAAGCTTGCTTTAAAACGAACTGAGAACAGCAAACAAAGTGCAATCATTCTGCTTCACATTCAACCAAGCTTGCTTTTAAACCCGTCTCTTTACAGACAGTCTTAGTCGCTTCCGGTATCTTATCTCCATCCTTAAAAATGGTAGGATTTAAGTTTTCCAGAGTCTCCACAGTCAATCAGCCTAACGACCGAATTTGCTATTTGCCTACAAAATAGCGACTGCAAGGCGTGTGACCA